CTTACAAGTCGCACCGACCGCGCTCGCTGATCCGAACGATCCGCTGCCGGTCAACTGGTCCGTGGGTAATGATGTGGTGGCCGGTACGCAAGTGAAAGTGATTTTCACAAATCTATCGCCGGCGCTGGTGGTTTATAATAACGGGCCGCAAGAAAGTACATGGGATTCATTGTTCGCCGAGGCTGTGGTGCGGCTGCTGGCGAGCAAACTCGCGATGGCAATCGCAGGCAAGCCGGACACCGCGGCGGCCGAGTTGCAGAGCGGCGGTGCGTTTGAGCAGATCGCTGAGCAACGGATGGATGTGTGATGGTGTCGTCGGTAGCTTCGCCAGAAGATGTGATCAATATCGCCTTGGTGCGCATCGGCTATAAAATGCGGGTGGGCTCGATATTCGATGGCTCGATGGCCGCGAAAAAGGCGCTGGATATTTATGCCGAGACGCGCGACGAGTTGTTGCGAGGCTTCGATTGGGGCTTCGCAGAACGCACCGTCGGCATGACGCTGCTGAAGCAGGCTCCGGCCGGCGGCTATTTCCCGCCAAATACATGGACAAACGCTTACCCGCCACCCCCATGGATTTTTGAAATACAGTACCCACCGGACTGTTTGAAGATCCGCGCGCTCAAGAATGTACCGCTGTTTGTGCCAGATTTCGCACCGCAGCCTTATCAGTTTTCGGTTGACAACGATCAGTCGTTGAGCGAGCCGGACAAGGTGGTTTTGTGCAATATCTTTCCCGGAGTGGTAGTTTATACAGGCAGGATTACCAACCCGGCTGATTGGGAGCCTGATTTTACAGAAAGCTTGGCCGCGTCGCTGGGGCGGCGCTTGGCGCCGGTTCTTCAAGGGCTTCAAGCGGCCCAGCTGGAGGCAACTGACGAGCAGCAGTCGATCTCGAACGCCGAGGACATAAGAGGGTAGCATGGCCAACCTGCCAAGTGACGTCGCAGCCCAGGTGATTGATGCAATCGGCTCGGATTACATCATGGGCGACATATCCGACGGGGACCGTGAGAGCCAAGTGTTGCTGCGAGCTTACCTGCAATGCCTGCAACAGCTTTTGCGCAGCGCGAACTGGGCATTCGCCCGTCGATCGACCCCGCTGGTCATGCTGGCTGATGCCACGGGTCAAACCCCGAACGTCGGCACCGTAGTCCTTGATGGCTGGCTTTATGAATACCAGTACCCTGTGGACGCTATGAAAATCCGCTATATCCCATGGTATCCACAAAACCAAATTGGACCAGTGCCAGCTGGCAATATCCAAATTCCGCCCGGCGTGCCGCTCACCACCGGCGGAAGTCCGGCACCTATTGGCAGCCGTCCTCGCCCTGCACGGTTCTTACTTTCCCAAGACAGCAATTATGCGCCACCGCCAGGTCAGTTGACGTGGGAGACGCAGGGGGTCAGTCCGTCCGGCAGAACTGTAATCCTTACCAATGTAAATTGTGCACATGTGGTCTATACCGGACTGATCCTCTATCCGTCGCAATGGGATTCCTTATTTCGGGAAGCTCTCGTTGCCTATATGGCAAGCCAGGTGGCGCTTGCGCTCACTGCTGACAAAAAATTCGGTATGGCGCTCCGTAATGAGCAAATTCAGATCGCCAAGATGAAGATAGAGCAAGCGCGGCTCATCGATGGGAATGAAGGTTTTTCGTCATCAGACATCCCGGTAGACTGGATGGAAAGCCGTCGAGCCGGTGGTGGCCGTTTCGGGTACGGCAACGCATTCGCAGATAATTTTGGGGGTGATTACGGTTCGTTTGATCAGTGCAGTTTTTCAGACGGCAGCACATATTAGGTCATGACACTTCCCGTAATCAAAACAGCTTTCGTCACTGGGGAACTTTCGCCCGATCTATCTGGCCGGGTAGATTTAGAAAAATATAGTTCCGCCGCGGCGACGTTTCGCAACGGCTATGTGAATTACCGTGGCGGCTACAACTCGCGCGCCGGCCTCGCCTTCGTCGGGTACTCCAAGCAAACCTCAAACAGCATTTTTTTAGGAACGACGGCTCCCCCGCCAAAACTCATCCCGTTCAAATTCTCAGTGCAGCAGGGCTTGGTGCTGGAATTTGGCGAGGAATACATGCGCGTGATCTCGCAAGGCGCCTATGTCACCGAAAGCGCCATTGCGATAACCGGCATCACTGCGGCGAGCCCTGCCGTCTTGTCGATCTCGGTCAGCGGAGCCGGGAGTGCTACATCGAATAATGGTGGTGTAGTTTCTTCCTATGTGCCAGGCGAAGGCATTACGTTAGCCGGGGGTTTTTATTATTCTCCGGCGGTACTCGGTGTGGTCACTACCACCCTGATCGGCGTTAACCCGAAAAATCCCGGGACTGGCTACGCCCCAGCCGACACCGTGACATTGGCGGGCGGTGTTTCATCGCCGGCACCCGTGGTAACGATCAGCAAGACGCAGCTAGGTGCGCTACCAACCATCGCGAGTGCTGGCATTGGCGGGACACCGGGTCCGGTCGTCTTGACCGGCACCACAGGAACCGGGACTAAATTTCAGGTGCAAGGCACCATCGGTAGCGGCGGCGCGCTCGCTTCAATAGGCGCTATTTCGGTAGCGGGTGCCTACACGGTAAATCCGACCACGCTCACCGGAGAGCCGGTGACTGGCGGCGGCCTGACGGGGACTACCCTGTCAATTCAGATGGGCATCGCGGGGGTGACGATCCCCGTCCCCGGCGTTTTTACGACCAACGCACCAGGTGGATCATTCTCGCAGGCGTCCACCTCCGGAACTGGGATCGGCGCCACTTTCTGGTTTGGACTGTTCGCACCGAACACTTTGGCGATTTTTTACGCCGGCAATTATGTCTCATTCCCTTCAAATCCAGTATCTCAACTTTCGACAACAGGCAGGGGTGCTGGGGCGACATTCAACGTGGCCGAAACGGCAGGCGCTGCCTTTGCGACCGGCGATTGGGTCTATCTGGAGGGTCTGAATGAGCCGGCTGCCTTGAACGGGCGTACTGTCGTCCTCACCAAAACCGGTGTCGGAACCTATTCGATGTCGGACATCTTCGGCAATCCTATCGATACGACTTCGATGCCGGCATATATTTCCGGCGGCACGGCGTCCCGCATTTACACGCTTTCAACTCCCTATACGGCCGTCGATCTGCCGTACCTGAAAAAGACGCAATCGGCCGACGTCATGTCGCTCACCTGCTGGAACCAGCAAACGCTGACGGAATATGCGCCATACGACCTGACGCGCTTTGCAGATGATTCCTGGGCGCTGATACCGATCAACACCGTTCCAGCGACGCCGGCTCCGCTCAACCTGAACAACTCGCCCACGGTGGCGCCGGGGGCTGCGGATGGCACATATTATATCACCTATTACGTCACAGCGGTCGATGCATCGACCAACGAGGAAAGCCTGCCTTCCAACTATATTATTGCCTATAACACCTTCCTTGGGGCATCGAATACCGACGGCGTGACGGGCTCGAACAACCTCTATTGGGATCAGGTTCCGAACGCGGGGTATTATAATATCTATGCCGAGACGCCGGTTCCGACCGTGCAGATCGTCGATATCGTCATTGCCGGCCAGCCGGAGGCGTCGAATGTTCCGCAACCGACATTCATCGCCGGCCTTATCGGACAGAGCCAAACAACCAGCTTTACCGATCCCGGCATTCAGCCAGATTTTTCGACAGGGCTGCCGGCTGGCGCACAGCCATTCGCCCGCGGCGTCATCATCGGTGGCACCGTCACAAATGGGGGCGCCGGTTTTTATAATCTGCTAGCTCCGACGCCAGCGACGATCAACACCACAACAGGCTTTGGCGCCAAAGTGTTGCCCGGGATCATAGTGCCACATAACTCGGTCGGCTCGCTGGTGATTGAGAACGGGGGCGCCAACTATGGCCCTGATGACACGGTTACCATCAACGGAACCGGCACCGGCGCCGCGGCAATGTTGGAGATCGGGCCGGAAAGCGGCACCTATCCAGGCACAGTTTCTTATTTTCAACAGCGCAGAGTCTATGCGAATACGAAGAATAATACCGATACCTATTGGATGTCGCAGCCTGGGCGCTATCTGAACTTCGATACCAGCTTTCCATCGGTCTCGTCGGACTCTATCGACGGCTCGCCATGGTCGGTCGAGGTAAACGGCATCCAATGGATGATCGACATGCCTGGCGGCTTGGTGGTGCTCACCGGATCGTCAGCATGGCAGTTGACCGGATCGGGGGGCAGTTCGCTTAATCCTGTTCCGATTACGCCATCCTCTCAACAAGCGCAGCCGCAGGCATTCAACGGTGCATCGCCAATCATTGAGCCGATCAAGATCGATTGGCAGATTCTCTATGTTCAATCCAAGGGCGCCATCGTGCGCGAGTTCACTTATCAGATTTACCAGAATATCTATACTGGCATCGACCTGACGGAGCTCTCATCGCATCTGTTCACCGGCTTTCAGATCCAGGCATGGGATTATGCCGAGGAACCGTACAAGGTCATATGGTCGGTGCGCGATGACGGCGTGATGCTGAGCTGCACATACGTCAAAGCAGAAAGCGTATGGGGATGGGCGCGCCACGATACCCAAGGGCAATTTGTCAGCGTCGCCAGCATTACCGAATTACCCATCGATGCCGTGTACGTGGCGACCTTGCGGTTCCCAGAGCAGGCTCCGCAAACCGGTGTCTATATGGTGGAACGGATGGATAATCGGTTCTGGAACACTGCCGAGGATGTGTTTGCGGTCGATGCCGGGCTATCGCTACCGCAGAATTATCCAGCCGCCACCGTGTTCGCATCCTCAGCCACCGGCACCGGAACTGTCGGCGTGGATGCGATCGTCTCCGGCGGGTCCGGCTATTCCGCTGGCGTGATGCTGCAGATCATCGATGATATCGGCCACCCTGGCGGTGGTACGGGTGCCTCCGGGACCCTGACACTGAATAACGGCATTATCGTGGGTGCGACGATTGTCGGCGGCAACGGCTATACCAATCCGAAGGCGAAGATTGTCGATCCGGCGGGTAGCGCCGGTGGTGCGGGCGGGATGATTGCGCTCTCGCTGACCAATCTTGTTACCTTCACCGCATCGGCGGCGGTTTTCAGCGCCCAAACCGTGGGGCAATTCTTGCGCATGGGCGGCGGCATCGCCGAAATAACTAAATACACCAGCCCCACCAGCGTCATGGGAAACCTGCTGACGCCGATCGCAGCCATGATTCCAAACACCACGATCCCGGCCGCGCAGCATTCTGGCAGTTGGACGTTGAACCCGTTCACCACTGAAATCGGCGGCCTCACACATCTGATTGGGTTCGAGGTGACGGGCCTTGGCGATGGCAACGTGATCCCGCCACAAACGGTGGCGGCCGATGGCACAATATCCCTGGCCGCTCTGCCAAATGGCGGCGCCTCGGTGGTGAATATCGGTCTGGCATTCACTGCGCAGGTGCAGAGCGTCAACGTCGATGGCGACCAGCCAACGATACAGGGACGCCGCAAGGCCGTGAAGGCGGTCACCGGACGCGTGGTGCAGTCGCGCGGCATGCAGGCCGGCCAGAACCAGCCAAACGGGTCTGAGCAATCGCCCCTGCAAATCGCGCCGGCGTGGTACAATATGGACGCCGTGCCGGATAAAGGGGTGCCATCATTCAATGCGCTCTGCCAGCCGCTATATTCCGGCGATGTCCGCGTGCCGCTCAAAGGCGGCTACGGCGTGCCTGGTCAGGTGGCGTTTCAGCAGACGCAGCCCCTTCCGATGAATCTCAATGCCTTCATTTTAGAACTGGACGAAGGGGACCTGCCACAAGTAGGAGAACCAAAGGCACAATCAAACCAGATGGGGGGTGGCCGGCAATGACCGATTACCAGACCATCGAAGGGCGCCGGTATCATTGTGGTCAGATCGTCCGCAAGATGGCACCCAGGCAACTGCGGATGTTCGAGGATGTTTTTGGCAACGCGCACCGGGCTCTAAGCGGCATCTTCATCACCTCGACAATATGCCGCGCGTGGCTGATCGATGGTGAATTGGCTGCGCTCGGCGGTGTGCAATCGACGATTGCCGGAAGTGATGGATTTATCTGGCTGGCTCTTTCCGAAAAGGCCAGGAACCACAAATTCGCCATGGTCCGTGAAGCCAGGCGGCAACTAGGCACCATCATGGAAGTCAAAACGGTGGTTCGCTCCCGGGTTGTGCCGGGAGATACGCAATCGCGGCGGTTCGCGCTGCTGCTTGGCTTTCGGCCCGGAACAGAGGATACGATTGAGTATCGCCGGGAGTGGCCGATGGTGCAAACCCCTTTCGTAGTGTTCTCTCTGCCGCGGTCTAAATCGCGCTGGCTGGCAAGTTTTTTGTCGCACGGCGCCGAGTGCTCACACGATCTTTCGATCAGCGCCAGCAATATAGATGAGTTATGCGAGGCAATCGGGCGCGGGGGCACCGTGGAAACTGGCCTGACGATGGCGTGGCGCGTGCTGCGCGAGCGTTTCCCGGATATCCGCTTTGCCGTGGTGCGGCGACCGATCCCTGATGTGGTTCGCAGCGCGGACCGGATCGGCTGGACCTATCCGCGCGGGCATCTCGAACTGGAATCGGCGCGACTGGACGAGATATCGGCGCTTGCCGGAACGATGACCCTGGATTTCGACGATCTGTCGAACCGCGGAGCGGCGCGCGAGTTGTTCGAGCATTGCACCGGCACGATCATGTCGGACGCAACCTATGACCGGATGAATGCCGAAAATATCCAAGTCAACGTGCATGAGCGCACCCGAACCCTGATCCATGCCGCCTCGCGGATGCGCAGACTGTTCGACGAAATCAGAGCCAGGGTGACGATCCAGCAAGAGCGGTTCGATGATTTCTACGAGGACAGCCACGAGTTATTTGCCGAGCATTACGCGGAGGCTGGCAGCTTCTACGGGCTACCGTTGGACCCGGATGTCGAGATGGCGCGCGCGCTTGAAGCCAATAATCAACTTCTTGTAATGACGGCGCGGCAAGATGGCCGTATGGTCGGCTACATCGTCTACCCGATCAACCGTCTATTTGAGAGCAAGGGCTATCTCGTGGCATTCCGCAACATCTGGTTTGTACGCAAAGGTTTCCGCGGCGGCCTCGGCATCAAACTAAAACGGATTGCTGAGCGAAATCTGTTCGAAAGGGGCGTCCGCTTCGTGATGGATCGCCGCGGCGTGCGAGCGCGTGGGCCGCATATGGATGCGCTGTACCGGCGAGAAGGGGCGATGGACATGGGGGAGATGTATATGCGCCCGCTGGTGGCTTGAATGGGTGTCGGAGCCGCAGGGGCGGTTGCGATCGCCGCGAGCGTTGCTTCAATTGCTGGTGCGGGCGTTGCCGCATATGGATCGATCCAGCAGGGTCGGTACTCTGCCCAGGTAGCCAGGAATAATGCCCAGATCGCCAGCAAGAATGCGAATTACGCGACGCAAGCAGGCGTTCAATCAGCCGGCGTGCAGAGCATGGAAAATGCGGCCACCTACGGCCAGTTGAAGGCCGATCAGGCGGCAAACAACGTGGACGTGAACAGCGGTTCCGATCTCTCCGTGGACGAGAGCGCCAAGGTTTCAAATCAGCTTTCGACCGATACCGTTATGCACAACGCGCTTTTGAGCGCATATGGCTACAACGTGCAATCTCAGAGCGATACCGCGCAGGCGAGCCAGGACCAGACCGCCGGTTACATCGACGCCGCCACCGGGCTGCTGGGATCGGCTTCTTCGATCAGCGGGAAATGGACGGGTGCTGGTGGCACCGGCGGTGCGGCGGCAGCGCAGGAAGGGGCTTACCAGTCCAGCGGGTTGATGTCCTCTGATTCCGCCCTCGTGGCGCACCAAGGCGGATAGCGATGGCAAGGAGATTTCCGTGACAAAA